ATGGCTACATTCAAAGCGGAAATACGAAGCGATCAGATACGGCGCGATGGCACACGTAACGTTAGAATCCGAGTCACACACAATCGAAAGAACCGATATATATCTACACAACTCTACGTAGTCGCTTCGGATTTGACGCGTTCAGGAAAGATCAAAACTCAATCGATAATCGACACCGCAGAAAATATCATCAAAAAATATCGGAAGATTTGCAACGATCATGCTGAAGACTTAGAAAATATGACCGTTGAACAAGTGGTAAATTTAATAACAGAATATAAAGATGGTTTCAAGCTGGATTTTATACAGTATGGAAAAGACGTTGCCAATAAATTACGGCAAACAGGGCATACGGGAAATGCTGGAACCTATGAAGTTGCTGTAAATGCTGTTGCTCGATACCTTGGCAAAAACTCCGTGGATATATCTGAAATAACCGCCAAGCTACTATCCGACTTCATCAAATGGCTACAAACCATTCCTTCGGAACATACAAAAAAGATTCTTTCTCGGGCACCATCTCTGTATATTGCAAATCTAAAAGCATTACACAACATGGCAAAGGCAGAATTCAATGACGAAGAAGCAGGTATAATCAACATACCTCGATCACCTTTCAAATACATTGATATTCCTGCGATTCCCGCCAGCTCTCCGCATCCGACTACGCCCGAAGTAATTAAAGCCATGTATAATTTACCCGATGCAACCGATTGGGGTAAAATTAGGTTCAATCTTGCAAAAGACGTATTTCTACTATCATTCTTCCTTTGTGGGATGAATACAGCGGATTTATACGAATGTGATGATATTCAACACGGAAGGATTACCTATTGTCGAAAAAAAACAAAGAATAGACGTGAAGATAAGGCCAAGATTAGCATCAAAATTGAACCTGAAGCTGAATCGTTGATAAAAAAATGGCAAGATCCCACAGGACAAAGAGTATTCAGATTTTACACAATATACTCTAATCCCAACACATTCAGCACTGCTATAAAAAAAGGACTAAAACAGGTACAATCCGTACTTATCAACAATGAAATAGTTAGATTATCTGGCAAAAAAATTGAAAAGATTGATCCGAAAGAACTTGAAAAATGGGGAAAAAGGATATTCCAAGAATTTATTAATGGTAAAGATTTAATTCCATACACTGCAAGGCACACATGGGGAAGTATTGCAAGGAATAAAGCCGGAGTAGATAAATACGATGTTCATTTTGCGCTGAATCACGTTGACCCCGACATGAAGGCCACCGATCACTATATAGAGAAAGACTGGTCAATTATTGACAAAGCAAATAGAAAGGTAATTGACTATATCCTAAAATGAGAAAAGCGGCCTAAGCCGCCTATTCCATAAGCCTTACAAAGATAAGAAAGAGTCTGCTTCTACACAAGCTATTTTCTTATTACTAAGCAGTAAGCTGTAACAATTCGGCACCAATTTGCTTTATAACATCCAAAATTGCCCGTTCACGTTCTGGCGACAGTTTTTTAGTACCGCTAATATACGCAGCAAGCAGGCTTTGCTTCATACCCATACGCCGGGCAATAGCAGAAGCATTTAACACCGGATTTTCCATAAATATTTTATAAAGTCTGGTGCGTTCCTTTTCCTCGAAGAAACCTTCAAAGCTCAAATCTTCGTCTATATCTTCCCAACGGATGCCGAAGTCATCCGTCTTGTAGTTATTCCGCTGCTGGGTTGTAGCAGCCTTCAAACGTGGATAATCGGCAAATTTTTCGCAGGCTTCGCGCCCATCGGTGGTATGTATCCATACAGCCGTGTCTGTTGTCCAAATTTTATCTACCTGTATCATTTCCCGTTTTGATTAAAAAATTGATTCCAATGCTCGGCAATTATCTCTTGGTTTTCTTCTATTATAGCCTCTACCATTTTCAGTTCAGACGGTTTTAATCCGTTGTTTTCTATCAATACTACCGGCGATATTCCAAATTTCGCTTTTATGTTCCCTTTTATTACGTGTATGTGTATCGGTTCGTGGTCATTAGCATAGAACATAAACCTGAAACCGAAAAATATAAATATAGTGGGCATCGTCGATTCTTTATGTTTGTACCACAAAGATAGGTTATAAATTTACAACCTACAACTATTTCTCGAATTTTTTTCATACCAACAGGCAAGCAAAAAAGCCCCGGCATTACTGCAAGGGCCGTCGGTACGAATTAAATTGTCAAACGATAATTACACTACCGAACTTAGTTCTGAAGCTATACGGTGAAAACCGTTAATTATTTTTTCCCGTTGTGCCGGGCGCGGAGTTGACAATCCAGAGGCGTAATGCCCCAACTGCCGCTGATTAATTCCAGTAACTCGTGCCAGTGCCGCCCGAGTAAGAATACCATCAAAATAATGGAGAATGGCAGATATTTGCATTTCATAATCAAATTCATAATCATTATTTTTTACGAACTCAGGTAGGTCATCGCCATCCGCCAGACATCCATCCAAGTGGAACTGAAAGGCTGATTCAAATTCGCTCTTTGCTTCGTCTATGGTTTTTCCGGTTGCAAACACTGCACCTCCAATTTGTCCAGTACCAACCGCATAATTGTCTCCACTCCAACTTACCAATACTTTAATTTTTTCCATATATCCTATTTTTTACAGGGTGATTATCGCCACCCTGCTTGTTTCCAAATACTGTTCAAAATTTCCTGATCTACAGTTTCATTCGGTTTTTGATTTACCGTAACCTTTCCTGTTTTCTCAGGATGCTTGAATTGTCGATGACTTCCTCTTTGAGTATAAAGCTGCCATCCATCGGCCTCCAGCAGCTTTATAACCTCCTTAACTTTGTACTTTTTCATTGATAGTATTCCTCATCGCTTGACCTTACAAAGATAGTAAAAATACTATTATATTGTACATATCAATACCAATAATACTATTATTTTACTGTTATTTAATAATGAAAAGCCCCCTAATCTTCACAGACAGGAGGGCTTGAATAAATTAAAATCTATAAGCTATGAAACTGAATTATTTGTAACACTTAATTCTGAATAGCCACGCCCAAAATCGATGCTTGATAGCCCATTCTGACGTACAGTTAATTCGCTCCATCTGACGCGCATAAGCCGTAATAACCGATTCTTTACTGTTGACAATAGTGTCAAGCCGTGCGGACTTTTGCCGTTCAATATTGACAAGCCCGTTTAATTGTCTTGTAACGCTATAAAGGCTGTCATTCTCCGATTCAAGACCGGTTATGTACGTTTGTTTAGCTTTTACTAAACTATCGCACACAGGCAATGTATGATGGCAATTATAATATGCCGATAGCGAGTCATTAGTTTGCTTCAACTTCATATTCTTTCCTCGAACGATGGAAAGGCTGATTTGCGATGTCGCGAGTTGATTGTTTTTGAGCTTTAGAATACTATCCAGCTCTGCAATTTTCTTTTGCTGAATCGCCGTTGTCGTGCTATCCGTAACTGTTGCCTTTCGATCAGGGACAACCTTTACCGGCTTATGAAAACGTGAAATAACAACGAGAGACAAGCAAATAATAGCGATTACCATCAAGACCCACCACACCCATTTTTTTGATAGCAGTTCCATTACATTTCAGGTTTTGACAGTTGTGCAGTTCCGGCCACAGCTACACAGGCAGCTGTGACATAACACAACACTGTTATAAGCGTTGGATTTAGGTTTAATCCCATCGTCGCATTCGCTACGATTACAGCACCCGCAGAGCCACCGATTTTAATAGCCACGGTCCGGGCTTTCTTGTAGAAAGGAGGAAGCTCAGACTTCCACCTTTCTTTACCTTCGTTGAATAAGGCTTTGATCTTTTCAAACATACCTTACGAATTTGCGGATTGATCGACGGCTACCGTTGCTGCATCCTGAACCGGAGTTTCAACAATAGGCAAAGCAGATACAGCGGTAATGCGCGCATTCACATCGTCAAGCTGGTTCTGAAGATCATTTACATTTGCGTTCAATGCATCAAGAGCAGTTTCTCCATCTACCTGTACCAAGGTCTGAATAACGGCGAAATCAACACCGATAGAATCCCCAACCTGGAACAAAGCAATTGTTCCGTCATCATTTCTCTTAGCTACATACTTTCCCATGACTTTTTTGTTTTTATGAAATTGTTTTACTGTGCGTTTGACAATAATGTCTCCCGCGATTATTAAAAAAATTGCTGTAATAAGGATTAAGTAATTCATATCAATCTATATCTTCAAGTTCAATTGTTTTCCCAGCTAAATCATGTGTGCAATCAGGAAGAAATTGGATATTACCGTCTGTGATAAAAGAATGACAACGCATTGTTTTATTTTGTACAAGTACAGATGGCGTAACAGTTGGAGATTCAAAATTTCCATTAAATCCCCATACAGGCATACTTGGAGCGTTGCTTTCTTTATCATAAATAAAATGCACACAATCACATCCTGGGCAATAAAACCCAAGCTCTCCATGATAGCCACCATCTTTTGATGTAAATCGTTTAATCTTTGCCATATTATCTATTTATCAAACACTCGGGCACTCCATCCTTTGTAAAACTTCCAGTTTGTCGGCTTTTTCTGACATAACCGGTAATACTTCAGAAGTGTTTCGTACTTGTAAATCTCTATGAATTGTTTTGAGGTCATCGCTGGCCGCTGGTTGAGTTTGCAAATAGAATCACGTAGAATCTCCACGGAATCGCGCCGAACTTGTGCGGTGAGCATAATCGGCACAAATAGAAGTGTTAAAATCAACTTTTTCATGCAAGTAAACTTAGTTTTGTAATCAAATTTTCCGATACTTTTCCGGTGCGCGCTAATCCGACAATCTCTTCTGCTCGTGCTATGGCCGGAGCAATACCTTCTAATACCGATTTGTCGACCAATAGATCGGCAATGACCTGTTGTTTGACGCTATCCCCGTGAATGGGCTGCCAAAAATTACGACGGTAGAAATCAAGTATCATAGCCCGGACGTTTAAATCAGCGGCCAGTGATCGGGGGAATCCCGTTCTTTTCTTTGCCGAATCGACATACAACCAGATAACTTCATGCGGCCAGTTCTTGCGCGATATACCCGCGATTGTCTCACCACCCGCATCGCTTTTGTCGTTTACATAGCCAGATTTTCCGTACTTCTGTATATATCCTTCTGACTCCAGCACCGGATCGATTGCTTGTTCAAAATTCGCCATATTACTTTCCTTCCTTTTTAAGTCCAAATAATTTGATGAAATACCCTACTCCTTGTAGGGATAGAATGTCATAAAGCAGGCTTATTGCTATGTTGCCAGGCCACAATTGCTTCCCGTTTTTCAGTATGTTCAAGATGTAATAGAGCGTTACGATCACGGTCGACCATTTCACGCCTACTGTTGTGAATACGCTATCATGAAGATTGGTACCTGTTGCGGAAATAAAGAATATCAACCCGAAGAAATACCCAATCTGCAACACAGCATCAAATGCCTTTTTAATATTGAACTCTTTTTTGTTGACCCGAATATCCGTCACGAACCCCGTAATGAAGTTGATCGTAAATCCGGTAAACAGAATAAACAAAGCATCTTCAAGCGGCAGGAATGCGGAGACTAGGCCAGTTATCACGAAAGACACAAGCCCTTTCATGAGGTTGCAAATGTGAGTAATCAATTCGTCCATATCAGTGTGTTTGATATTTGATCCGGGGGCTTCGTTTTACTTTTTTCCCTGTTGTTCCTTCGATTGTGCGTAAATCTGCGCTTCAATTTGTTGGAGTTCTCTGTTGGCATTATTGATAACACATACAAGTTCGTAAGCTTTCGCTTTCAACTCTGTTAATTCTTCTTGTGTCATAATGATTTATTTTAGTTGTTAATAATTACCAAGTTGTCAACGCAGATCTAACCCATGTATTGGTTGCCACACAAACATAAATATACCCTGCCGTAATACGTATCTCTCCAAGCGCACCTGTATCAGAGGACGAAGCTGGTGCTGTGTTTAGAGCTGACAGCTTGAATTGAGCCGCTTTCACATTGCCGGAAACATCTAAGGTCTCAGTAGGAGAAACAACGCCTATTCCTATACAACCTCCATTTACAGGTGCCGCCGACGGATTTCCTGTTACAGTTGAGTACAAACCAGTACCAAAAAGCACGCCTCCGATATTGAGAGCATTTGCTGTGGCGGCTGGTAGTGTAATATTAGTTCCAATTATGATGTTATTAGAACCGATATGTGAGCCAGAGCTTTCATTTGCGACGTTATAACCCAGTAAAGTACAGTAAGACGCGTTTGTTGTAGACATCCCTGTATAATAACCAAGAAAATTCGAGTACTTTCCAGTTCCTATATTGTCACCAGCCCAATAACCTATGAAATTTGAATAAGAAGCATTGACTGCCCCATTGCCGGCATTCTGCCCCAAAAAATTAGAGCAACAAGCATTTGTTGCCATGTAACCAGCTGCACTTCCAAAAAAGTTTGAATTATTAGCTTCTGTTGCATTACCACCAGCATTACCTCCCAAAAAATTTGAGTTGTTTGCATTAGTAGCAGATTCTCCCGCGTAATATCCAAGAAAGTTAGAATGATCCGCTCCACTGGCTTTTCGACCTGCAAAGCCCCCAAAAAAGTTAGAATAAGATGCACTTGTTGCAGAATGGCCAGCATAACGTCCTGAAAAATTAGAATAACTTGCACCTGTAGCATAATAACCAGCATAATACCCAAAGAAATTGGAATATGTTACTCCCGTATCACCACTTCCAGCAGTTAATCCACTTGCAAAGAGTGAATATGAGTTCACAATTTGAATAGGTGATGCAGGTAGCGCAATATCTCCGCTTCCCAGTAATGACGTACTATTAATAGTTTTAATGCTTGTACCTGAAACCAAAGCAGCTTGTTTCGCAGTCCACGCAGTTCGTTCTGCGGCAGTTATATGAACTGTAGTGTTACTTGTATGGGTCGATACAATATTTGTAAGGGTATCTATCAAACCTTTCAAGACATTACCTTGATACGCAGACAATGGCACGTTGGTCAATACGCTTGTGAGGTTATCTACAATATCTGATGTGCTAACTTTAGCGGCCAGCAAAGCGGCTAAATCAGCCCCTTCAGGAACGTTCTTTGCTAAGTCTAGTAATTCAGTGAGCGTGTTGATAATACTATCAGAGTCGGCGTCTGTCAGTGCTGTTTTCCAAGTCTGAATTACAGACAATGCCGTCGTAAGATCCGTAACGGATTGCGCCAGTGTGTTATCAGATGTCTGACGTGCTGTAGCCTCATCGGTAACTAATGTTTTAGTGGCTTTCGATGAAAATACAGTAGTATCCCCACCAGATTGAGTTGCATCGGTAATTATATCGTCGGATTTAACAAGTACTGCGTCAGCAAAAGCGTCTGAATTGTCTTTATCCAGCTTGTTCTTCCCACCAAACCAGGCTTTTATTTGAAGTCGATTCATTGCTTGCTTACTGTTAAATTAATGGCTCCAGTAACAGATACATTTCCTGCCACCAAACCACTTGAATAGGTGGCCGACTGTACTCCTCGCTGTATTGCATTCGAAATCAATTCAGCAAAACCGTCTGCTAAAGCTTCCTCTGCTTGCTCCTGTGTAAGTTTTTTGCCTTTTATCAAGTCGAAAACGGCTTTAATATCCGTTTTTACCTGTGCTTTATCAATTGTACTCATACGGTTGGATTAAAAGGGGGTGTTGTAACACCTGTGAGGGTATCATGTACATGATTAACAAGCGAAATACCATCAACGCCAGCGATACAATCGCCAGAAAATGATATACGTTTATTTGTCAAGTCATAGGTAGCTGTAAAACCATCGGAACATTCGATTTTAAATGACCCGTCATTTTTAAGCCATAAAGATACCTGCTCTGTGCCTGCTGCGTTGGTAGAAAAAATTCGCTTTTCTCCAGCTGCGGCTTTACAATGGTTACGATTAAAAAAGCCTAGGACAATATGAATCGCTTTCGTCGATGTGAAGGCTTTAACTCCCTTGGTTCCTTCAACAGGTACCGAATCATCTCCCCAAGGTGCAATCTGTGGAGATTGGTGAGCATCGTAAGAAAACTTACTTTTTATATATCTCAGAGATTTATAAATGAATGTATTAGAAACTGCTATTATGTCCATTTACCCAAAAATTAAAGACGGAGTATTTCCTGTCATTGTTTGAGGCAACACACAAGTAATTGTCATGGTTTTCTCTTTTGCGTTTTCCTTATGATTTATAGAACGAACCATAAATACAGGAATCGTTTTATCTTTTAAGCGATTAATACAAATGTCAGGTGCATGGATGGTTACAAGATTACCCGGTTTTAGTTCGCTGTATGAGACTGTTTCCTTTCCATTATCATTCTCTACAACTTCCCGTTCAAGTTTGTTGCCTTGTATTGTGATTGTTACAACTATATTTTTAAGTTCATCGGCCAATACCGCCTTTGATACATCTTTAATAAGCTGAATCTCGGTACCTTGTACTTTTAATGTAGATCTTCGCGTGTCCTTTACTAAAGGATTAATAATAGGCTCCGCATCACCTGTTTTTGCTATATCCTCGCTATCACTCTCGTATAGATCCGCACGTCCTGCCACGTATATTTTGTTGTGCATTCTTTGACCGTTCACATCCAGAGAAAATTCTATACCTTCGTCAGTACCAGAATTAAAATGTGCCGCGATAGGCCCTTTTTCATCAATTTGAGTAAAGAGTAATTGTCCATCAAGAGTTGAACGCAAAACAACATTTTTAAGGGTCGCCAACTTGCCTAGATAGGCAGCTATACTTTCTTCTGGAGTTGTGGTAGCCTGCTCGTAGGTTGAATTAACGTAATCAGCTACCAAGGGATCGTATGTAACTTCAATTCCGAAAGGATTACAAAGCTGCTTGGCTAGCTCCAATAGACTTATACTACTAAAACATGTACTTTGGCCGGATGACTCGGCACCCGAGTTACCTGTTATTTCATCATTTACATTTGGGCAATCCTCAAGAATACCCGTCTTAGAATATCCAGATATGGCAAGTTCATTAGCATTTGAGTTGCTTTTGAATCGATGGCTTATAATCGTTCCTTTTAATAATGTCCTTTCTCCGTCTTCTATGGTAACAGGCAAATACTTTAAGGGCTTCCACTTTGTACCTCCCTGATAAGGAAGCGTGAATCCAAATGTATCACTTACAGAATCGTAATTAAGGGTTACATCCAAGCTCGTGAATCTTACTGCTTCGCCGTTTACAACTACTTTCATACGTAATAGATAATTTTACGACCCTTCTTAATATTCAGAATTTCCGAAAGTCCAATTTTGTTTGTTGATTTTATCTGGCTCATATTATCTTCCGAAGCACTTCCGTATAATCTGTGAGCAAGTAAAAGAAGATTTGTATCTGACGAAGGATAATAGGTTCTCTCTTGCTTTGCGCTCATCAAAACACTATACAGATAAAACTGCGTCAGTTGTACCGTAGAGTTGAGATCAAACATCAAATCATGGTCAGGTGTAAAACTTGTTGTTTCGGTTGAATAAAGCGTGCTTAAGAAAGTAGCATAATCCGATTTGAGTTTATTGAGATAAAAGGTTATCTCTACTCTTGTTTGAAGATCTCCGGTATTCTGAGTTTGCAAAGCTGTTGATATAGCAGAAATACAATTAACTCCAAGCAGATTGAAAAATAATTTTTGAAAATAGCTAAGTTTCACGGTGCCGGATACATCCGAAACCAACGAACTGAATATTCCTTCTATACAATTGATCCGACTTTTTATGTCCCCGGAAACAGTGGCCGGAAGATTTATGAGCGATCGGATATAAGTCAGATAACCGGTTGTCAATGCAGTAGCCCCGTCTATTGCATTTAGTGCGTTACTCAAAAAGCTTTTATATGTTTTTAGTTCTGAGCTTGTCTTTAAGACCGCCTCGGAAAGGGTGCCTATCTTTTTGGTCATTGAAGTCGCTTGTTCCAACTCTTTTGCATTCATTGGCGTAGATGCTCCAACCGCAAGGCTCCGGGCACTTATCAATTCTATATTTTCTTTTAGTCGGGTTTGTGCTTTTGGAAAATTAGATGATTTACTTGTAGCATTAAAATTTGTTTCTATAACGGTGATTTTTATAACCGTAGAATCAAGTCCTGAGTTATCCATTGATAAAGAAAGGGGCTGACAATGGAATTTACCGTAAAAGGGGTGTGTCACCGTCCACTCAGCAGGTATTGCTGCTTGATATTCAAACCCATTCGCTTCTTTATCGTTATCTTTTCCCACAAAAGCAAATTCAAGAGGAATAGATCTGCCTTTTGGCAATTTGCGAAGGAATAAAGAGCCAGGAATGCCAACAAAATCGTACTCTGTACCGTTGTACTCAACATTTTCTTGGTAATTTACAATGAGTTTGGGATAAAAGGTCATAGGCTTTGCTCTCTCTCTACCTCTTGCCATTTTACCTTTTCCCATGGTTATGGAAAATGCTATATTATTTAATCTATCCTGCCAACTCATTTTATTTCCATTTTGCAAGTTGTCTTTCTACATTTTTGGAAAACATTTCGCCTGTCAGTTTACCACTTATGTTTGCTGCTTTTTCTGTAAAATGTTGCGCTTTAACGTGTCTCATTTTTCCCTTTTCCACTTCATATAGTCTTATAAGATGAAGCTTTATCTTCTCGTGATGTTTTGTATTACCAAGATGAGTGAATCCAATGATTCCATATAAGAATTTTCCGTAAATCACACCGGTTGCAAATGGACCACCGCCCGATCGGATGCCCGTAGCAGTCACAGCCTTTATCAATCCTTTCTTATCTCCATATTGAACTTTTGCGCAGATCTTAACTTTATCCCAGTAGTTCTTTTTTTGCACTCGCTTACCATGAGCTTTAGAAATACGCGCTTTGGAAAGAGGAACTTGCGTATGTTTCAATTCTCCTCCTTCATCCTGCTGTTTTAATCTTTCAACCATTTCAGAAGCATTACCCAAAGGAATCATACCCACCTCAGCAGTCATCTTATTTATTTCCCAGCCTGTTGCCTTTGCAACTCCGCTATATTTTTTCCAGATACCCGGCGCACGGATGGTCATCTGAGTTTGCTTCACAGCTTCTAATAAACTGCGCTTTTTTACATCGAAAGCCAGATCATTAAGCGTTGACCTTACCGCATTTGGCAAAGCCGCCCGATGCAGGTTCTTAAGCTCAATAGCCGCCCTAGAGATACCCCGCGTATCGCACTTTATCATACATAAAGAGCTTTTATAATAGGATACATAGCCAGATAGGGATTCATTATCGAATATGCTTTTCCTGCTACCGCAGTCGTTCCGGTTATATCATAAGCACCTCCTGTTTTTTCTTCTTGTTGAACTGATCCGGCCACTAAAGCATCTACGTCTGATCCGTATGTAATGCCATGAACTTGATTATTCCATCCATATACAACTGGTTTATGTGCATGATCACACATTTCCTCAATTGTATTTGTGTGTGTGGCAGAGCCACCTGTTGCACCAACAGCATAAGAGTCTCCGGCACCGACACGCATACGATTTATTTCATTGGGAAGATTAAATGTTGTACTGCCATCGCCAGTACCGAATGTAGTTCCTATAAGAGCGAATAGATCTACATAAATAGTCCGTGAAATAGCAGCGCCATCCATGACAAGCCATCCTGTCGGTGGAGTGGCAACCGGCCAATGACCAGGTGTGCCTACAGGTTGCAAAATCATCTGCATTGCTTTAGCAAGCTGAAAGCCGTTTGTAGTATTATCCGCTACTCCGTTAGGTGTTACATCGGCCAATTTCACAAAATGCCAAAGGCTTTGAATGAAATCTCCGTAGGTTGCCTCTGTTAAGGCAGTTCCGGCAACGGATGAAGTCTCATCGACAATTACACCGAAAGGATAGTCCGTTGTAACTGCACCACCATTAGGTAAAGATGCTGTTGTTCTCATATCAAGGTTTGTAATCTACTATTAAATAGAACTTCTCTGTGATGGTTGTTGGTATCGACAGTGTCCAATTGTTAGAATCGACCACTTGAAATAAACCATTCATATTCTGCTGATTCCACGAGCTGTCGTAAAGCGTAGCAAAAACATTCAGCGTACTTTTCCCGTGATTAACCGTTAGAACATTATTTACTACATCATCGGCTGTAAACTCATAACGAGTAACTCCATATTCATAGGTTAGGATTCCATTAATTGTTTGAGCCGCAGCCGTTCCTGACATACCCTCTACAATGGAATTATAGCTTGTGTTTTTTATTACGTCCATAATGCTGAATTAATCCATTCGCCTGACATGCTCCAGGTTCCATCGGCCAATATCCAAGTCGCAAGATCGGATGTTCTTAAATAAGCTACCGTATGGAGCGGTTTAACCTCAAGAACTATATGCCGAAATTTCTTCATTTGCGCTGAAGGAATATCAATAAAAGAATCAAAACCTGAAGTACCGCAAATCCAAAATATGTTCTTTAGATTCTGTAGGGATGTCGGTATCTGCGTTTCTTGCGATTGCGTTAAATAATTAGCGATTATGCCTGAGTAGGCAGGAATCGAGATAGCTCCATGATGTACCGCTGTTGAATGGTGAGTACTAGCAGAATGTTGAATAGCGCTCAACTTATCCTTTATATCCGACCATTCGTATATTCCGCATTCAAACCCAGCTTGTGTGAGTCTGTATTCGAGATATGATTTATGCTGTCTTCCTTTTACATTAGAAGGAAATTGCTGTTTTGCATAAATTGCGGCTATTCTTTCTTCCAAGGTTGACGTACTAGATGCGTATATTCCTAAGGCTTCTTCCCACGCCGCAGCATCGTTCTCATCAAAAGCTGAATTATCAGCTATAACAGAATCCAAGATGCCAATAGTATTATTTATTGTCTGCGTTTTTTGGCCTCCTAGTCCTAATAATAGTTGTTCGAAAACACTATCTGTTGAAACAGAAAAAGCTCTTCCGGTAGGTAATAACTGCTTTTGAAGTTTTAATATGTCCGTTGTTACTTTAGACATAATTTATTGCAGATAAATAAGGAATATTCCCATTGAGAAATTGAAATGGTATAGCCAATCCGTTAACGGTTACCGATACGGAATCATAGGTATTGCCAGGCTCTAAGGCATCATCCAAAGCGACCACAATATCTTTGAAATATAATATGTCCTGTGGATTATTTACATCCCCTACACCCGCGATAAAAGGTCGTTTATCAGCAAGCATCTCACTTATCTGTGTTGTAATCGTCGTAGTTACTGTTGTAGTCTGTGTTTTTAAGTTTGTGATATTCACTACAACGGGCAGTGGTGTAACAGCTAATAGATTTATATCTGTAAAGCCTAATTGTCTGCGGCCCCGTTCATAAGTGCTCAGGGTGGTGTCTGGGTCTTGCTCGAAAACTCCTGTTTTATCAGATGACTTCCATAAAGCGTCCAAAAGAGCTTGTGTAGGAGTGCCGTATCCATCGGATGAATAACTAGCTTCTGCTTCCACATAGATAGTGCCGCTACCGGAAGCTCCCTTTGTAGAATAGGGATAAACAGCTGCAATACCAGCTACATCTAAAGCCCAATAGCAATAATCTGCGGCTGATCCGCCATTGGGTTCCAGTCGAAAAGATTTCAAGACTAAAGCTCTATATGTCTCTGTATCCTCTTCATCTGTCGGTGCTGTTATAATAGATACGACAGTAACAGATGAATCAATGCCGGTTATTGTATTGGTCAAGTAAAGAGTATCGCCAACGGCCAATGCGTAATCGGTACCTGCTTCATCACTCAAAATCGAGGCTGTTCCCGATGTACTAGATAATGCAACGTCAGCAGTAGTTGTATAGTAATAATTTGTTGATTTATTAACAACCTGAGTATTAACAGGCAAAGTGGTTCCTGATGTGCCGGTAAATGTAACCGTATATTCGCCTTGAGTAGCTGGATACGCATCTCTGCCTAGTTTAATACGTCCGAAACGTTCCAGAGTTCCACCCATGCTTTCTGAATCGGCCTGATCCGGCCATACATTTTTTTGAACATCAATAAGAGCAAGATAGAATAGTTTTAAGATACCGGCATCGGAAGAAGCCAATGCAGCCAAAACACGTTTAAGGTCGTTTTCTGAACTGATCCCGAACTGACTCTTTAAATCACTCGAAATAGATGTGTATAGTTCTGTGAGTGTCGGTGCCGTTGTCATTCTACTAAAATTTCGTCCTTAGCTTCTTGCCAAACATACTGAAAGGCTCTATTTTGGCCTTCTTGGAAGGAATCGGACAATTTTACACTGTCAACAGTCGGAATGGTTACAGATGATTCCCTTTCTGCAAAATCATCCAAATACTCTAAATCATCCGTTGCTGCTTGCTCTAATTTTATTCGTCCTGAGCTTGACAATTCCGTTTCATGCAGCATTTTTTCAAAATATGAATCGAAACGTTCCTTTTCAGGCAAAAAAAGTTCGTTAGCCCAATAATCTTCCCTTTCTTCACCTTCTACATAGTCAGCTGTTACGGCCTCTTTATTTCCTCCAAAATGAGCTAAGTAGGGTTGATTATAAACTTCAGAGGTGATAAGTACGTCTCCATTTTCGAAATAAAGATCACCTCCATTATTATTTTCTTTGATCTTTAAGTCCATTATTGCCAGAGTTGTTTCGTATTCCGTACTAATACCGGGATAGGGCTCGTTTGACCGCCTATTCTTGCCCGTCCCGTAGCATCATCAATATTGATCTGCACACTCTGCGTACTACTTGTTTCTCGTATCTGTTTTTGAGTTAAAATTGATACGTCCTTATTGACAGGCCTTGCTTCGATTGCTCCTATGCCTTCCTTTTTAAGATCGACCTTGACACTGTCGGATATTCCTTTTATTGCCCCCAAAGCCGGAGACCCTACTACCTTTATGATTTTCGAAATAAATCCAAAAATTGAAGTGATTTTGTCCCATATCCAACTAATCACACTTTTAACGACACCAAATGCTGCAGAAAAAGCCTTTGCAAATACTTTAAAAGTACCAGTGTCTTTTAGCCATCCCCATAGTTGCGATATTTTCTCAATAACCCAACTTATTGCCACCTTCACACCATTAAAAGCCTCAATAAACGGATAAATAGCCACTCGTAGCAGAACAGCAAAAGCGTTATTTGAGTTTACAATCCAGTTGGTTATTTCCTTCCAATGCTTAATCAGCATGTATATTCCAACACCTAAGGCGATGACACCTATAACAATTTCAGGAATACCGGTTGACCATAAAGCTGCTGAAAATGCAGTTGTAGCAGCCGTAGCAAGCCATTCCCAGGCTGTCACAATTCCGAGAGCCGTTGAATTGGCTAAAAGTCCTTCTGTGATAGTTCCTGTTGCTATGTACGCAACCGCCATCGCCGCTGCTGTAACATATTGCGCTGCTGCCATTGCCAAAGTAGCTACCTTTGCAGCTACCGATACGACTTTCAAAAGAGTTAAAACACCAACAAACGCCAGTACCGACGGTATAATAATATTCAAATTTCGCACTAAAAGAAGTATTGCGTTGGCAAATAGTTTCACCCAACCTACAATCTCACTTTTAAGAAGTGCTCCGTTGATTTGAAACCAATCACGAGCCTTATCCATAACCGAAGTTATTGCCGGAATCACTGACATTCCTATCGCCATCTTAACACTCGAAAATGCGGTGTTGAGTTGCATTTGAGATTTCCTAAATTTTTGAATTGCCTCTGCGCTCAACGTGGTAGTACCCATCAATTTTCGATACTCTTCTCGTGCTTTAGCTATACCAGATGATCCTTGCATTAATAAACCCGTGATCGTTCTTGCTTTTTGACCGAAAGCTTCCGTAACAAAAGCGGCACGTAGCATAGGACTCTGTATTCTTTTAACTGAATCTGCTATTAATCCAAAAGATTGATCGACTGATTTGGAGGCTTTTAATCTTGAAAGCAGATTTCGATCATTTTTAGCTAAGAATTGATACAAACTACCTGAATTTAGCTTTAGTTGACCCATTTTTGTAGAAAATCTCTCCATCCACTTCATGCCTTCATCCATAGAAATACCTTGTCCCTTGAGTGCATAGGACATCTCTTTTACTGATTGGATACTCATTCCGACTCTTCTGGCGAACATGAGTTGCTGATAGTTTGCTTCGGCAGATGCCGTTGCCATTCCAAATAGCTTTCTCGATGCCTCGTAAACCGCTCCACCCATTAGCACGGTTTTGAAATTTATCATCTTGCCGGCCAAAGAATCCACTTTATTACCCAAATTAGATGTTATATTTCCGACTTTCATAAATCCAGTGTTGGCAGATGCAGCGAACGAATCTACTTGAGCCTGCATCCGTTTGACTGGACCTGTGATTGCGTCTATCCCTGTGAATTTTATCGAGGCTGAAAACATTAGTTATGCGTTTATTTCTGATGAATAGTCTTTTGCGTCATTATACCAGTAGTATAACCCTAGAAAATCTTTATCATCCAAGTAAAGATTTGCGATTTCGGAAGGTGGGAAGCGATATGTTCGGACGACCGATTTTACGGCGACGTCAAAACATCGCCCCACCACTACATGAAAAAAACAGATACTATGCTATCCGTAATTTTTACGTCTGAAAAATCAAGTTTTCCAAGTATAGCATCGTTAACGCCGGTAAGTTTAGCGCACAAACGCCGTTGGGCTAGTAAAGCTTGCGAAGGATCATCAGCATTAATACCAGACATAACTTCCTCTCGATCTTTGGCTAAGATCCGTTGATCGAAAACAAGCTTATCTGTAACTGCTTCTGCACCGATTGGGTACTTTAGCCTTTGGGTAACCACGCCCTTATCAATTATGACAAATCCCCGACTGATCGCTTTTACGACTCTATCAAAAGATGATTTTTTACGCTCATAATCAGCTATTTCATCTTTTGTAGTACCTTTTTCTTTAGGGATAAGGCTTTCAGCGTCGTTATCCTCTAAAAAATCCCGCCATTCATTTGCAGCGGCTTCGAGTGAAATAAGTTCTTTCATTTTTTCCATGTAGTTAAATGATTAAGGGGAATTTCACCCCTTAGATTCTGAATTATGAAACAAACAAAACAAGAAAGGTCTACACCATTGCGAGTTTTCCACCTCCCTCAATTTTGAGAGGGAATGTGCTGTCAAGAGTGGCACCTTTAAGTTCACCAACAATTCTACCCGTACCAACCCAAATCGTACCATCAGCTAGTTCGAAAGTAAAGTCACATTCCAGATAACTATTTGCCATATTCTTGATACTTTGAAGTGTATCTGTACTCGACTTCCTCCATGCGATAGGCGGCGTTTCCACAGCCCATCTTTTAACTGATGTTTTGTAAATAGCCTCTCCACTTCCGGTAATGCTCTTTTGATCGCTTTCGGTTTCGAGACCTCCGTAATCAATCTGTCCATTCTCCCCGGATTTGGGATAAAGGGTAAGTGTTCCCAGTGTCGCGTGCTTAATCCCGATTTGTAAAAAATCTGCTCCTTGAAACATACTGATAGAATTTAATCACCGTAGTAGAATCCTGCTTCGGCTGTGGTTGAACAAATGCGGGCAATACCCGTTCTTTTATACCTGAAAAAAGTTTCGAAACGATCAGGATTTGACGATGAAATAGATACTGTTAAGCTATCTTTTGAAAAGTCTGCATCCGCGATGAGTCCGCGCTTTGCCAAGTCTTCAAACATGGAATGTAAAATACCTTTCCACTGTGAAGGAGAAATAGTCTCTTCCGCAGATACAACCGTACCATCCGGCACAAGCGTATGATTAACGACATGCGTTGCCTCCAAAAGCCGATATGCATAACGAATGTTCCAATCCAAGATCAGGTTACGGACATAGGCAAATTGCGGATAAACTTCATCTGTCGGATTATAGGTTGTAACTAAATCCTTTATGATTAGGTCTCCCCCAACATAATCAACAGTAGATAAACCGGCTTTTACCGCTTCATCTCGGTAGTCCCATCCATGATAATTGCCAATTCCGGTACCTAAGACAACAGCATCGGGGTAAGCTTTATCATTAACATCCAAATTGGGACTATCCTGTGCAATTGTTGCTACCAGGCGGACAACATTAGCTGCCACTTCTACAGGGGTAAGGAAACAATTCGGAGCAGGGCAATACACGTTAGTACAGTCTGACGCTCTCGTAGATACACTTACGTCTGTTACCGGATCTGTGGTGCTTTTACTAAAAAAGCTAAGAAATGGCTTAAAGACTATCGCGGCATATCTACCGGTAGGTGAATCCGGATCAGGCCTCCCGTTCACACTTTCCATTAAATCAAGCACCGTGGAATCGCTACCGTATGGATTTATCACAAGAGTATTCCACTGATTTTCAAACTTTCCCAATGCCGTTTCAACGTCATCGGCTCCGGTACCATCCGTACTTGTAAAAGCATAGGATAAACCGGCTGAAACACCATTGACGTCAACTTTAGGCGTCCCGAATATACTTGCAAGCCCTTTGCATTTACTCGTCAAAGTCACAAGCTCTGTAGAACCATCAAAGGTTACTTTTACTGGCGATCCATATACGGAACCTATAGCTGCGGCGATCTTAGCTGCAATTGCTAAAGCCGTATTACCTTTTAATACAGAAATAGCATAATACTGCCCGTCGATGTTATTCCGACCTCCTATGTAGAAATAATGCGTGCAATTTGCCGTAGATGTTCCTGATACGGTAATAGTTGCGGTAGATGCTGTCGCATTAATATCAGAGGATACTACCGGATATACGACGGTAGGTATTCCCGATACGCCACCCCCGGTCAAGGGACGTAAGATTCTCATCGCAAGATATGCCGGAGAACCAGCACCTAATTTTGCAGCCACAGCCGAAGCGGTAACCGCAGTAAAAGGATCAAGGGATAATCCCGTTTGCATATCTGTATTAGCGGGCGAAATAATTGCTATTCGTTGCGGTAAATTTGGAGTCGAATTGCTATAATCGCCCTTAGTAATTTTATAGCCTACGACAGCCGCACGCGCGCTTTCGGAAACTGCATTTGATGTACTCATATTTTTAAGAATTTACAATTTGAAATTTGTAGCCCTTTTCAGTTTCGGCTATTTTGACTACAGTGTCTAATAATGCCTCTACCTTACCGGTTTGAAGTTCCGTCGTTTCTTCCGCGATATAATGAACCTCAATAACTCCGCTAAGGATATTCTCAGCTGAATCTGTTTGTCTTGGTTGAGTTCTCACCATCTGTTGGATGTGCCGCGTACGAATAAAAGTCTTATCGGTAAAATCCAAATAAGCATAGATTGGATTTTTTAGGATATAATCAATCATTCCGGCTATTCTCGAAAGATTGTAGGCAGCTAATTTGTCGCCTCTGTCATCACTTCCAGAAACACCACTTGTGTAAATCTCTACCAGAAACTTATTGTCGTAAATTGAAGAAAAAGCGGTTGGGTCATCTTCTTTCTGGGATTCTGCCCAGACTATATTTACTTGAGGCAAATCTTCTTTGTCAATCGGCGCACTTTGCTCCATAGTGACCGATACGGATATTCCTGTTCCCGAACTCGCAGCCTCATTCAACGTATATTGATTGGCAAACTCAGCAGTTAGAACACGCCCTATTGCTTTGCGTATTAATTCAAAATTCCGTTCAGCTATTTGGCTAAGCATATTTTCCAAGCATTAAGAATATTACTCCCAAGGTGTCATCTGCAAAATTTTCTTTCACAGTGTAACTCTTTTCTACTCCAGAGAAGTCTGCAAACTTCACAATGGCATTAATTAAATACACTTCATTATTTGAATTTCGGACGGTAAAACCGGCATCTGTTAGAATCTTTTCCGATACTGTTATATGTGCCTGCTTGCTATTGACAGGTGCACCATCCGTGTCAAATGACAAGTGATGCACTAGACCCATTCCCTTTATTGTGTTCGTGACGGATTTTACAGTTATAGTTATGTCCGTCTGGAAACCACCCGAAGAAATAATACGCATTGCGTCTGTTCTGGCAGCTGACAAGATATTACCCATTATCTACCACCTCTTCGTTTGCCTCACTCTTCTGTTTGACTAATGTGATGGCTCCTGACTGAATCAAACCAGAAATGGCCGTCTCATGAAAAACAGAACTATCCACTTCTTGATCTTTCAAGTAACGGGCACCATTAATGCCCGTTACTTCATCATGTTCAATTTTATACGTTGCCATATTCTTTTTACCCAAGTACCGTTAAGCAACTAAAGTGGTCAATTGACAGAGGCACTGGCAATCCTGCACTTTTAATGTCAAAATAATGTACCGCTGTAGCCTGATCTACATAATTATTCAGGATGTATTTCCCTGAATCAATTACCTGGCTGTATTGTGGAGCAGCACTCTGATTTGATGCTGTCAATACACGAGGAACAGCTCCGAATGACAAAAATCCTTTGAATGATTTTGCAATGATGATAACCTTTTTCGGATCAAGAAATGGCGTATCTGTACCATCTGATGCTGTATACGTCTCGTTGTAACTCCACAAGTTGACAATATATGGCCCAATTGCGATGCGATTATGGAACACCGCACCACTTGTGGCATCAATTCTCGGCAGGTTATATTGGCTGGTAACTGTGGGATACAAACCAAATTTTGTTTTGTATTCATCGCTATCAAGCAAATATTCAGCTGCGGATGCGCCCATAACTACATCAAATTCCACAGCCGCAGCCCCATCCGTACGTAACTGGTCGAAGGCATCCTTCAGAGAACTGAATATTTTCGGAGTAGTTGCATCCCATTTTGTCGACAGTGTTTTTATATGAGTCGCTTTGGCCTTATAGTCAATCGAATCAGCAGCAGTTGTAGTTATCTTACCAGTTTGTAAAACCTGGGCTGATAAGAGCTCATACGAACGCTCAATTTTGTTTTTCAAGTCAAGATATTGGTCGGTAACTTCTTGCACTGCGGCTGCCACTAATGCAGAATCGGTAACTTCTCCAAAACTCCCGAAGAGATTATCATACAGATCCAGGTCTGTACTATTGAAGCCTTCGAAATAGTAAGGAGGTACAAAAGTTTTGAGTGTAGAATGTCCCGATTTATTACGATTAGCCTGTTGACCTCGCATTACATCGACAGCAATCTTTTTATAGCCTCTACGTACCTCAATTGATACCTCTTTTGTCGGGCTGACTTTATTTTCAAAAAACGAACGCAGGAAATTGGTTACCGGAAATGTTTCTTTCCAGCCCCCGATAAATTGATTTGTGTAACGCGCACGCGCGTCTTGAATAGGAATCAGTGGCATATCTTTATTTATTGATTGTCATAACCTGACATCTGATCGACACTTACCCCGATCAGTTGGGTTTCTGCAATAATTGCCTCACGGATTGCTTTGCCATTTACAATTGTATCCAACGTGTCTGTCCCATTGTTGAATATCAAACCGTCAAGATCAAACTCTCCCTGATTACAATAGCTTACTCCGGTTGCAACTTCACCAGCGGCGATAGTAATTTCTTTAGACAAAATGCCGACAGGAATTGCGCCACCTTCCGTATTGGATGAGTTATAGACACACAAGTAGCCGATAACATTAGCTGTGTTAAGCGCATTGTCTATAACTTTAGCTAAAAGAGTTCCTACAGGAAGAGTTATGGATGCGCTTCCTGTATTTTTCAATGACCCCGATAAAAATCGGTTGTTACCGATAAATAGTTTATCGGTACTGTAATTTGTAATTGATTGCGAATTTGTCTGCAATACATTTTCAATTTCTGCCATTATTGTAATTTTTTACCTGTTGTAATAGCTTCCAATTCTTTATCAAGCTCTGCCATAGCAGCTTTATTTGCCTCTGCTTTAGCATCCTTCACTTTTTGTTCATCAGCCGCTTTGGCAGCAAGCTTGGCTTGGGCTTCTGCTGTCTGTGCCAGTGTTTGCCCTTCAATTTTTTGGATTCCGATTGCCGCCAATTGCTTTTCAACAGCAGCATTGATTTTCTGGTCGAGTTCTGCCTTTGCTTTTTTCGCTTTAGCCTCCTCGTCAGGTTCGTCATCTTCGCCCGTTTTATCCGCTTTGGCTTTAGCCTTTTTATAGGCTTTTACGGCGGCCTCTTCGATGGCTTTGTAGCATTCGGGGTCTTGCTCTTTCAATTCCTCAGCTTTCATTTTTGTAAAAGGTTTATTTATTCCGGCTTTGGCCGCCGTGGCCTTTGTATCGTAACATGCTGCAACTGCTTTTGAAAATGTCTGAGAACTTGCGGCATCAATAGGAACTATTTTGGTAATTAAACCTATCTGTAGGGCTTCTGACGGAGTAAGGAAACAGTTTATTCTAGGCTTATTTTCATCGAAAATATCATCAATTCCATATCCTTTTAAGTCAATTAGCGTCGTATTATCAATAACTTTCGCCAATCTTTCTTTGAAATTGGCATTTATAATATCAAGTTGCGCCTGTTCTTCCTGAGAAACTGGTATAGGCTTTCCCTTTTCGTCTATTTGAGGGACGTAAGTAGCTCTATGAATCATTATCTGAGAAGTTTCTAAAGCCTCCCTTTCATCAAAAGCACACAACAGAAAACCACCTGTACTACAAGCCATGCCATCTATTTTTGCGATAGATCGGCATCCATTGGCCTTTAATTCATTCATTTTTGCCCACATTCCCCATGCTGCCTGTGGATCTCCGCCCGGTGTATACAGTCTAACAGTATAATTCTGATCGTCTCCCATCCATCCTAGATTCTGAATGAAAGAAGCTGCTATCTGATTATCAATCAGTGAATAAATAAGAATTTCAATCATCGTTATTTTCTTCTTTTGGTGTCGTTTGAGGAACTACAGAAACTATCAATCCCAGTTTTTCAATTAACTCTCTTTCGTTTGCGACTTGTCGCACTATCGTAGTCCAATCTCCACTATTCAATTCTTCACACGCTTGTTCGAAGGTTATCAAGTTGGCATTTAGCTTTGCCAATACGGCTTGTGCTTCCTTCAAAGGATCTATAAATGGCATTTTTGAACCTATGAAGCGGCACTTTTGAAATGCTTCTACGCTTAAGAAGTCATCTGTATTCTTAGCAATCACATAACCGGAGGCTTTAACATTACCCTTCAAAATTTCGATTTCCAACCAATAGTTGTAAAATGGTTGGTACATTTCAATTTCCACCTTGTCTCGCTCATACAGGACTTTGTGCTCCCAGTTTTTGTTTGCCCCTCGGCTTGAGCTAAAAGAACTCGTGTATTTATTCAAAGCCACCTCCGGCGGAATCCCAAGCGTGGCACATAAAAATTCGAAATTTGTACTGAAAAACTCACCAAAAGACAACTCAATCTTCCCATCAAACGGAGCTTTAAGTACAGCCCCAATCGGCATATTAATTACCTGTTTTCCAGTTGTAAGTCTTAAATTTGCTGCGGTTTGTCTCAAGAGCTCATTTGTTAGATGTTCCGTCGAAGCATCAACAGCATGACCGGCAAGGTTTTTAATCTTATTCAATGGATCTTCACCCGTTGAGTATTGAGCATGTTCAACGGAATAAGGAATTTTTGCCCTCTCTTCTGCTGATCCGACAGTGGCTTCTTTGTATCGATCCAATTTCTTTATAGTCTCCAATACTGCCGACAACAGAGGTAAACCCCGATAAAAATCGACCCGATAACTAAGGCCAAAAACTAAAAACGCTTGTAAAGTACCTGTATCCGTATATGCAGGTACTCTCTGTGTCTGCATATCATCTAAAAGAACCCAATAAGCCACTGGCTCACCATATTTATTAATCTCGACTCCGTTACTTATGAAATTGCCATTATTGGGATTAGTAGATGCAATCGGTGTTTGAACATAGAATCCGTCTATCAATCTAGCAGAAACAGATTTATTTCTGTCTTCCGATCGTCCATAATCCAAAACAACAAGGCAATCTCCACCGACAATAGCCTGTTTTTTAGCTTCAAAAACAAGTTGGTGAAATGTTATCGTTCGCGTATTGGTCGCACGTTTGCAATCCATGTATAAGTTGAAGCGGCTCTCTACTGTATTGATAAAATCGTCAAAATCCAGCCCTGTTTGCGCAAGCAACATTCTTTCCGGTTCTGCTTTGAATTTCAACCCGCTTCCAATTACCCATAGAAGAAAGTTGTTTATAACCAACTGTGCTATATCACTCTCAGTGTATGCTTGCCAACTTCTTGCAGATAAAGCTTGAAAGTCAGGTATGTAATTTTTAATCGTTCCAAGTTCACCCGGTGACTTCTCCCCGTTGTAAGGTTCGGATACTACAATAGGAGTGTTGCCATAGTATGGAAGCCCCATCTGTCGAAAAAGAGCCTGCACACGTTTTAGCTCCTTTTCCTCTTTTCGTTTTTCGTAAAAACTCAGAACTCCCATTATCTATATCTGTAATGCGTATCGGCATCTCGTAAAATGGACGTACGCCCTTGGCTCCGATTGATTAATCGTTCCCGGATCGTTCCAAACGTTTCGATTGCCTTTGTCAAGTCCGACAATGTTCTGTAATTGGTCGATATTTGGCTCTGTCCATCGTTAAACGTATAGTTTTGTACATCCCCATTCGTCGAATCTGCTAAGGCATTCTCCAAATTGTAAATAATCGTAGTCAACCGGTTGATACGTTCCTTAGTATCCGGTCCTGCTCCTTTAAGATATTCAGCGGGGTTGTCGTAAAACATTACTACTGTATTTGTAACAAAGGTATTTTAGTGACGGCTAGTCTGTTGGTAGAAAAAAATACCAGAATAGGCATAAAAAAAGCCACCCAATTTTTGAGTGGCTATAATCAAGAGGAAAATGGAATTTACATGGCGATCTCTTTTTTAAATTTGGATACAATAGACTTTACTGAATCTTCAGACATATAGTATCTCAAAGAGATCTCAGTATATGCCTGCATTCTAGGAAGCCCACTTTCAATGAGTTGACTATATTGAGAATAAACAAACATTTGATGACTTAGAGTTCTATTTATCAGACCGTTATCTTCGAGTAATTTAGCATTATCCCCGATCATTTCCGTTGCAAGTTCATACACTGTCATATCTTTGATATTTAATTGATTAACGCACAAAAATCAGCCCATGAGATAGGTTTTCCAATTGATTTAGAAACCACCTTAACAAAAATATCTCTTAACGCTAGATTATACACACGACAGTCCCAAAAGTGATTCTTGGACTGTTGTGTTTTCTTTTGCCATTGATACGCTATTTCTATCCCATTTGCACTCAAGATAGGATTCCGTTGCTCCCCCTCGTATTGCTCGAAATATTGATATGTGTATTTTCCTTCACTTGGTGTGGGATAATTCATAAATCCAGCTGGCTGGGGATAACCTTTGCTGTATTTGAGTTTCATAAGTTCGGATAGAGTATCTTTTATCTGATTAGACTGTACCAAGTATAGGTTAGGACGTTCTTTCCCTTCCTTGAAAAACGGAGTATCTGCACTCACGGGCCTCTTCTTTTCTTCACTATCACCTTTCAAGCTAACAACAATAGAAACACTTTGTTGATCCACGAATTGATACCCTAATTGGGTAAAAAATCCGGTGTCGACACCTGTAATGGCTATTTTCATCACCTCCCCATCCTGATTAGGATATTCTCTTGAGATAATTTCTTTAAATTCATCCCATACAGAATTAGGTACCCCGTGAAAGTAACTTCTTTTCTCGCGCTGTTCTTCACTCAGTCCTCTTTGAAAGGTTCCTATGCTGCCATGATCTATTGAATAGGTTGTACCGCTCACCGAATGGGCAAGAATCTCATAATCAAGCCGCGCATCTTCTTCCATACCGTTCAAATCACACGCACAAGTAAGCAGAACTATCTTTCCATTACCATCACGCACCGACAGATTGTTTGGGATTATCCCGATTTCATAATCACGAGTATTGCGAGAGATCAATAGGGCATTGACTTCCTTCTTTTTTTCTTCATAAGTTTCTCCCAATACAAGATTTTTAAAAACCTGTAATTGTCTTTCTTTTACAATACCAGCATTCGGAAAAATCTTAAGCCACTGACGCGCATGATGAGTCCAGTCGAAAAATCCAGGGGGCGAATACAAACCTGAAATATGATAGCTAAACCAATCGGGGCGACTTGCTATCCCCGTTGATACCCATTGCCCATTAGCCAACATTTCCTTTTTATGCTTTTCCGTAAAAAAATTACGGCATTCAGGGCAAACATAACCGACAGATTCTTCTATTAGATTATTGTGATCGTCTTTCTCAAAGACTACCCCGGCATGTTCTTTTTCATTTTCTAATTTAACAAACCATTCAAATCGGATAGGCTTGCCACAGCATGGGCATGGCATGAAATAATATCGTTGATCCCCGTTATAAAAAGATGGCTCTATAAGAGATGTTTGCTTGATTTCAGGTGTAGAAATAAAACAAACCTTCATCTTATCCTTGAAGGAGTTGAAACGCATTAGGAGTAAATCTGATACATCACCTGCTTGTTTTTCAGAACGTACGGCTGCTTCAAAATCATCAAAGAATCCATAACGAAATGAGTTCTGTCGTATTTTGTCTACCGCCTTGATGGATTGCGCCATCAAAGAACCACCCGGAAACTCCTTCATACTATCAGTATCTCCGGTTTTTAGATTTTTCTTTTTGATAGTATTTGGTCGGATAAGATACGCAAGTCCAGAATTTGCAATCATCTGGTCAATTTTCTTTGCCATCTGACCCTTGGAGAGTTCTTTATCAGCTGACGTAAGAATGATATTACCCGGATGGTTCTTTATGATGTAGCCAATTCCTGATTCTATAAAGTTCGTTGACTTGCCTATCTGAGCACCGCCCATGATAGTAATTATACGAGCCGGATCATCTGGAGATAATCGGTTTAATGGTTCTTTCCAATATGGGAAGCGATCTAGTGAAGCTTTTCCCGGAAAGGCAGTAACTTCAGAGGTAAGGACACGGTTTTGTTCTGCCCATTCCGATGGCTGTTCAGTAGTGATATGTGTATGAAACAAAGAAAATATGTCGTCAAGTTGTTTCATTTAATCATCGATTCGGATAAACTATTTTCGATGGCAATCTTTGCCTCAATATCTGCACGTTCACTTACTTCATTGGCAAGAATGGTAAGCTTTGCAAGTACACTGGTTAGTTTCGAATTGTCTACGGAGTTCTCATTGGCAAAATCTCTCAATAGTTGATCTACATTTTGAACAAAAGATGTTTTATAGCGGACTACTACTTCAGCAACAGCTCTTCCGACTAAATCGGTTGGAATCAAAGAGCCCTCTAACTTCTCATTGCGAAGTCTTAAAAACTTAACTTCCTCCTTTGTCTTCTTGGCCTTGAGTTTCTTAATCTCCACACCAGTTAAGACCTCCGCAAATTCTTTCGCTGCTTCATCTTCCGATTGAATCTTCTTGGTTGGTCTCTTTTTTTCTGGGTTTCCTCCTATGACCGACAATTCCGTTTCAATCTCTTTTTTGCTTTCTTCCCGAAGTTTCAAATACTCAGAATTTGTAGGGTTATCTGTATTGAATTTTCCGTTTACTAAAACAATGTCTCCCCTTTTGGCATAGCTATAAATAGCCCCTCTCGAAATCCCCAAATGTTTGGATAGCTCAACAACTGAATATATCATAAATTTCAGTTTTTGTATGCAGATGTATGCAATGTATGCAAAAATAAAAAATCGCTCAAAACTATAAAGATCGGGGTGTGCAACGCATTGCCATTGAGTCACTTAATCGTCACAGTACCTTTCCCCATGAGCATGAACATGTACCGAGATAGGTTCATATCCACATTTACTACAACGAGTCTTGCAAGCTGTTCTATTAGCATCTGATTCATATACTGCTTCAAATTCATGATTACATGCAGGAGAATGATCTACGGGTTCATTCAGGATACAATCTATAGCCCGCTTAACTGCTTGAAGCGATATATTCCTTGATTCTATAAAAGAATTACGTTCTGAGTTACTGGCAACTTCAAGCAAGGAGGCTATAGCTTCATATTTAGGGGAAAATCGTGCACGCGGTCTTCGTAGAATAGAATCACATTGTTTGGCTTTCTTATTAAAGACTCTCATAATACTGATTTTATCTCCAAATATACCACTTAATTATCAGACTAACAACACATTAAACGTTTCACATTCGTTATTGCAATTGTAATACACATCTCACAAACAAGCAAAACAAAAGCCATCATTTCAATGAGTTATCAAAGAAACAATGGCTTACAAACTATCGATTTGGTTAGCAAGATCTCACACCTCTATATCAAGAACAATCGATGAGAATCGTCAGACTTTTTCGTGATTTATGCTACTCTGTTTAATGTTGCTTTTTCGTGACATGCATTCATTATCCTTTCTTTGAATACGCAGCTTTTCCTACCAATCGCTTCCGCTGATTATCTGGCACCTGGTTTGGCTGCAACCGTTTTTCAAGTCTGGCTACTATTTCTTCATCCGTAAGGTTAGGATCAACCAAAATCTGCAAACCAGATTGAAACCCAAAACTACGGGCACAGACCATACGCTTACCAAGGTCTCGTTGTCTTAGCTTTTTCATAGTTTATATTCTTCAGATAATTCAAAATTACAATATTCCTTGATTCTATCAAAGAATTATTTCATTAGTTATTGGCAGCCTCAAGCAAGGAGGCTACAGCTTCATGTTTTTGGATAAATCATGTACGTAGCCTTTGAAAAATTGAATCGCATTGTTGGACTTCATAATGATAGATCTATCTTCAAATATACCATCTAATTACCACACTTGTTATCAGATTAAAAATAAAAAGCCGTTGCATCAATGAATTATCAAAGAAATAAAGACAAAGTAATCGTATGCGCATTACACAATGTGTCAGTTAATTAGATCAAACAAATGGTTTAAAAATGTCAGATTTTTTAACGACACAGACACTTTTTTATATCTTGACCAAAAAAAATCCTATATAAATTTTGTTATTTAATAAATACATTCTAAATTTCGCACATATTTTTTTTCATTACAACGTCAATAAATACTCATAATCAATTTAAAACTAACGCCATATACTCGTGATTACATGACTTTTTTACTAACAATAATTATTAACTTTTAATTTCACTATCATGGCTAATTTCACAGATGAAGAAATTGAATCAGTATGGAGTAAAGCTAAACCCGTCGTAGGCAAAAAAGAATCTGAATATAAACAAGATATGGCTGGAGCTTTAATTAAGCGAACCGAATATGGAAATACCGATAGCATTTATGGTTGGCAGATTGATCATAAATTTCCAGAAAGAAAGGGAGGAGATGAAAGCCCTCTGAATTTACAAGCAATGCAATGGGGCAATAATGATAAGAAAAGTGATGATTTTCCAGACTTTATGACTTCATATACTTATGATGGGATGACAAATATAAAAAAAGAGCAATCTTGGTATTTTAAAGATGAATTTATCAAGAAGCTTAAAGCTATTTATTTTGATAACAAATACTTACAAAAAATACCAATTGAAAAATAATTATTCACATGGCAAAAAATTCACCTAAAGTAACGTCTTCTAAAGTGGCAAAGACGGCAGCTAAAGTACTAGATTCTGCAACATCCAGTAAATCTACAAAGATTGTTGCTGGTAGTGTATTATCTCAAACAAAAACACCGAGTAAAGTTACATCTTCTAAGGTTGCTTCCACCGCATCCAAGATATTGAACGACAACCGATTTTCTGCAAAATCAAAATCAATTGCTGGAAGTGCACTTTCTCAAAAAAACAAGAAGTAATTATGAAATTAACCAATACATTGAATCTTAAAAGATGCCCACATTGTAACATAGCCAGCCCTAACATATATCTCCAACATCAATTTGCAACAACAGATGCAAATGACCAAAACGAAAGAATATGGTGTAATTATGTATGTTCAAATTGCGGAGGTGTAACATTAGCTAGTAAATACCGAAGTTCTGATATTGCTTTAGAAATCTTCCCTCAACCCCAGATTGTTGAAGACTGTATTCCAGAAAAAGCAAAACAATTTTTGCAACAAGCAATAGAAACAATTCATGCGCCAGCTGGATCAATAATGTTAGCTGCCAGTGCGATAGATGCGATGTTGCAAGAAAAAGGATTTGGCAAAGGAAGTCTATACACAAAAATACAGGATGCAGCAACTGACCATTTAATAACGGAAGGCATGGCTCAATGGGCACATCAAATAAGACTTGAAGCAAATGACCAACGACATGCGGATGCAGATGCTGCATTGCCAAATGAAGAGGATGCTAAACGCATTGTTGAGTTTGCTCAAGCACTTGCAGAATTCATTTATGTGCTCCCTAACAAAGTAAACCAAGGTATTGAAAAAACAAAAGAGCAAAAGCAATAACAAACAAAACGAGAATTATTTATAAAAAGGAAGTACCCGAAAATCCAAAGAGTAGGGATAATTTAATAGAATAATTATGGGAAAGTTTAAAATTGGAGATCAAGTTGCTCTCAAATCAGGCAGTCCAACTATGACAGTATCAGATATCTCGATGAATTTAAATGGAACACAAGAAACTGGATTCGTACATGTATCTTGGTATTCTGATGGTAAAGTCAATAGAGATGAATTTCATGAAGATGCTTTAGAAATTGATGAATAAAATGGGACTATCCAAAATTTTGTGTAAACGGTAAACTACAGGATTCAGGCTCAATACTTGAATCCTGTTTTTATTTTCTCAAGAAATACATATTTGACACATTATCATTCGTTCCTTTTCACTCTAAACACATCATTTCCTACGCGATACACCTCAAAATCCTCAAATGAGGCTAACCCTTTTGTGACCAAATTGCACACATCGGAGTAGGTATATAGCTTTCTTTTCCGGTCAAAGCCCACTATGTCCGAGATATTCATCTCTTTGTACTGGAAGTTATCAATCAAGTGGTTGATAGCGTCCATTAGACGATCATCAGTAAATCCGTTTGCAATTACACGCTCTGTCAGCAAATTGAAGAATGCGCTTGATTGTTTAGGAAATGCCGCTCTGAGTCGGTTGATATTCACCAACAATCCTTTCTCAGTCAGCGTATCGGAATATATGCTGATCTCATAGCTTGCTTCGCTCCCGTTCGTAGAGACCACGGGCAGCCCCTTCTTTGAGGGCTTGCATAAACTCATCGTCTGAGACTTGATGAGATCCCCTATCTTTTTGGGTTCTGTTGTCATAGTTTCCTGAAAGTATCTTTTCAAAATTTGTTGGTTTGATTATCCAGTCAAACGTCGCTGTAAATCCCCGCTGGTTATCACCCCTGAGAAAATTACTCGCTGCGGCCTTCTTGAGAGCCTCCGCAAAGGATTCTTTGCCGCGCTCTTTTATCCGCGCCGCTATAAGCTTACGGCGTTTGTCTGATAATGGCATCATAACCCTGCCAAATACCCCTTTGGTTTCAGAATTGAAAAATTCAACAAGTTTGTCGTAGTCGATTTTCTCTGCGTGCAAATCTGCGTTTGCACTAAGAGATGATTTATCATCTACCCTCTTGTTTAGTTTATGTTTATTGAAGTCAAAAGCATTTTCACTGCTTTGGGTATTACTTTGGGGTTCGGTTTGGGTATCACTTTGGGTACTGCTTTGGGTATCGTTTTGGTATAAATTATTTATACCTACTTCTAAGATCCGATACTCCGTCAGTTCTCGTTTCACCTTTCCACTTTGGTAATCTATCAATCCGGCTTTTACCAACCTGTCCCGGCTTCGCTGTAGCGTAGGTTCGCTTATTCCCAGTGAAGCACATGCAACCTGATTCCCTTCCCTGAAAGGATTCTTCCATGCAAGCGAGTTCGCTGTATCCAATAGATGAAAATACAAGGCTATCTCACTTGGACTAAAACAATTCTCTCTATGACAAGACCAAAATTGATTGATTAATTCGATGTAATTCATTACTTCAATTTTATCCACCGGTCATTTAAGGTATGACCGATTTCTATCTTACCCTCAACCTCCAGTTCATTTAATGCCGAATATATCTGAGAATAAACTTCTTTTTGGAGTTCAAGCAAAAGCACATGAGAGGGTACCTCATTGTGCTGTTTTCGATCCGACAATAATTGCCCTATAATGACAATCAGCAGATTTTTCATAGACTTGATCTTAATTGCTCTTTATCCCGGCTTCTGTAGATATGCAGTAACCGATGCATAGCGCGTAGCTCAAAGAGCGAACATTTACCATAAAAATGCATTAGGATGTCGACCTTTTCAGCATCCTGTTTTAATTCATCTTCTGTCATAACTTCCTAAATTCATATATCCATTAACCTCATTAATAAATTCCTCAAGGGAATAGCAGATCACATATTTATAGCCGAACCTTTCAACGGTTTTCTGCCATACTTTCTGAGCATCTGATTGTGTCCCCTTTCCGGCTTTCATTTCAATACAAAGGGCACCATAGGTCTCTCTTTTCTGAAAGAGGATCAGATCCGAAACGCCTGGCGTAACACCCTGACGTTTCAGATTTACTGCCTCTATCTTATTACGGCTTCCTCCATTGGGAACGGCAAAGAGTAAATTCCCAATATGGGAGTACTGATACTGAAACCAACGGACACAAGCCTCTTGTATTTCTGCTTCAAGATGATTCATTCTATTGACACTTGAAATTCATAACCATACGCCTTCAACTCTTCAATCCATTTATGAATAAGGGGTCGAGGTGGATTCGCGAGCAAACTATATGGAACATCAACTTGTCGGCATCTTGCTATTACTGGATACCCATAACGCCTCATATTTGCATGAAGAGTATACCTTCGCTGTTGCTTCTTGCGCGTTTGTTCTTTATCCATAATAATTTGATTTTAACCGAAAGCCTATTAAATATAGTTTTGATAAATCTCTCTGAATGATCCATTATTCCGGTGCATAAGCAGCCAAGAATTCTTCTTCGATGATATAATCTACTTGAAGGATTTTAGCCTCTTCTAATTTGATGGTAAATTCTTCTTCAGGACGTTGACTCTTGATGCGCTCTCGGAGTATCTCCATGGCATGGTCAAGATCAACCGATTTAATGACTGCATTAGCGGTATAGGTATAGGCATCCGAATTGGTGATAGTTGCCATAATTTGATAGAACTTGTCATTATCAATTGCATCATCATCATCTTCGACAACTTCCTCCTCTTTCTTGGACAGCTTGTCATCCAAGACTACATCTGTCTTGAATTCCTTCATCGAAATAACATTATAACTTCCGTTGAAGTTGAGTTCGATGTAATCTTTGATAATATCCAGTGCCACCGGAATACTAACCGCAGAGAACAAAAACTTGACCTTTTTCGCTTTCGGCCCGATCTCTGCAACTACCCAATAAATACTCGTTCCGTAATGTGCTTCAAAAGCCGCACGTTGCTGATTGGATACCTCAATCTCCGTTATCTCTTTCGCTTCGAGGTTAAACAGGAGTTCGGAGATCAGGTCTGACGTAATCACCTCTCCCTTATCACAGATCACTTCTTTTCTATCCACCGACACCACTTTCCCGGTGGACTCATCAACACATTCATCTTGCCAAGTCCGATATAAGGACTTGTTTATAAACATATCCTTGCATTTTTGCAATGCTGCCGGTGTCGAGACCGTTTTTATGATCTCATCCTTGCGTGTTTGTACTTTATCCATAATTAATCTGTTTAGATTGTTTTTACATCTGCTCTTTTGTATATTCTTCTATCCTTTTTGTTTAGATCTTTCCAGCAATCCCAACAAACAACGGGATGTCCATGCACATAGATTCCATCAGTTTTTGGATATTGGAAGTACTGTCCGCATAACGAACAACAAGATCCATCTTGAATATCTTCACTTATCTGCCCCATCTTAAATATAGTTTTGATAGATTTCTTTGAATGACTCGAAATATGCATCGTTTGGATCTGGCAAGGCAATGCCAAGTTCGCGAGATGCCCATACTTTTATTTTTTTGAGATAATCTGTGAATTGTTTAGTATCGAGTTCCGTTGTGCTTCGTACCCTACGAACCAAAGACCCAAACATTCGCTTTTCCGAATATCCAAGGAAATACTCACGGAAATACATGTGTACATCATCTTTATCGTTCCCCGTCTCCTGACAAATGCAAGCTATCCAAAGCCAATACAAGCAATTTTGATCGATGGATCTTTGTTTCTTGATCTTTGAAATTGTAACAGTAAATTTCACTTTCAGAATATCAAGGGCTTGCAAATACGCGATAACGGCATCCCTATTCTCCTCAGATTTCAGTTTGAAGGTCATTGAAAATCTTTTTATCGGTGACTTTGTCTCTGTTCTGTTCGAGAAACCGGATAAGGCCTTCAACATGATTCGTCAGTTCGGGGATATCCCTTTCAGGAACATAAGCATATTGCTCGGTGTAAGTGTTGTAGCCGTTCTTTGTAATCACGACAATGTTGTATTCAAAGTCATTGATATGATTACCGCTTTTATTCAGGCAATACGGATAAACAATATGCTGCCAATGCTCACGAAACTTTCCCGAGCTATACTTCCCTGTCATCTTAATGTCATGGACTGATAGCGGCATGAGTTCATCGATATATCCGTACAACAAAACATCGCCGTAACGAGTTGGCAAAATAGCCTCTGTCAACACCTGAGAAATTGCATCTTGGTAATATGTCGCAAACTCCTTACAAAGAGAGATTGGAAACCCGAAAGTCCGGTTATTGAAACATGCTGCTATCATACCGGCATCCCTATCGCTCCAAATCTCCATCTTATCTGATTTCTTGTTTTGAATGAGGCAATCTATCACCTCGTTAAACGCCGTTCCTCTATCTGCTGCTTCACTATCAAACGGCACCCTGTTGATCCTATCGAGCAATCTTTGATATTGCTCTTGTTCAAACTCCTCTTCCGACTTTGGAGGATCATCCGAGAAGCCCCAATACTGGCGGTATATCTCGGATGAATGGATATATCCTTCATAAGCATCCAACAGTGTAGCATAGAACTGATATTTAGGCTGCGTGCTCATATTTCTTTTCCTTATTGAGCTTCAATTTTAACTCAGCAGCTTTTCGAGCCACCAATTGTCCGGCCACGGCCTTGGAATTACCAACGTGCTTATAAGCATCTATACGGCTTATAAAATCATTAGCAGAAACTTCATCAGTAATCAGATTAATGGCTTCCTTTAGTTCTTCAATGACTTTATTATAAGCGGCACCAACTTTTTTTCGTTTCTCCAGATTGGTGATGTATGGAGCTATAACGTGCTTTTGCAAAAAGGTGTTTGCATAAGCCTTTCCGTCTTCATCTACAACAATCGGCAGTTCCATTGTCGAGGGAAGGTTACAGGTATTTTTCCCATCGTTACGATCCGTAGGGTCAAACGTAATGGTACGTTTACGACCTACCGTTTCAAGATAACCTACCAGATCAAGATCAGTGACAAGATCATCATAAGACGATCCACCAAAGAGAGGTACATACCGAATTGATTCATCATTCTTCTGTGTATCGCGGTGAGCGACAAAAATCAGATGCTTATCCATAAGCATGACCTGCTTACAAAACTGACGGAACATCCCTTTTCTTTCTCCAAAACCCTGTAAAGTCAGGGCTCCATTAAGCTTGCCCATTTTGGAATTCTTACGGATGATATAGTCTGCCATAAAGTCCAGCATCTTACCTCCGGTATCAATCACAAGACTTTCAAAAGCACTTAAATCTTCTTTGAAAACATCCTCGCAATCTTCCCAACGTTTGATCTGTACCGTTTCGGTTTGGTGCCCATAATTCACACGGTGAACACCACCATCAAAATCTAACAACAAAGGTTTTGGAGCACTCAGCGCAAGAGTCGTTTTTCCGGCACCGGCTTGTCCATAAACAAGCATTTTTAATTTTGTTTGTACGTCTAACTCGTACGGTTTTCTGATAAGTGACATATTATTTTGAATGTTATTAGTGTTATCTCAATTTTCTATTACCGGTCAGTTTCTTCAATAGCCTCAATTCTGAATAACTGTAAGAAACTTTACTATTACGCTCTCCCACTTTCGTAGGTGTTATCAGTTGGCGATTAACCCAGCTTCTTACCATGGCCTCCCCGAATTGAGCGTAGGCCTCACGCTGTGAGATAGTATCTCGAACTATGCCTAACCGTTTCAGTACATGTTCAGCACCAAGTTCAGCAGATTCAATCCTGATTTCTTTCTCTTCTAAAAGTGTCATCACGCGCCCCTCCTTATTGTTATCGTATTCCCCTTTACCTTGGTATAATACGATCTTCCGGTTTTCAGACCAAGACGCGCCATCCGCGTTCTGACCCGTTGTAAAGCCTGAATATCTCTAAGCACGAATTCTTCCTCATCACCGACTTCAAGGGCGATGGCACCAGCCTCAATCATTTTAGCATTATCAGCTCTTTCGAGTTCTTCTTTTCTTTCTTCAATCTTGTCCATTGTGATATGTTTATTTATTCGATTTCAAATTTTACGGTTTCGACCTTAGTCCTACATTCATCTCTCACCTTCATATTTCTCAAATCCAGATTGTTGATAAAGATCATCTGGACTGTCATCAAGACTAACAAGCAGATAGCGCTCACCTGACGTTTCATGGGTGACATGTCCATGCTGATATGAAACTTCATACAGAAGAACACAGCGGCGATCTCAGTTGCTTTCTGCAAATGCAATTTCTCTTTAATGTTTTTCAAATGATTTTGTACCGTAAACGTAGAGACACACAAACGGTCTGCCGTTTCTTTTGCCGAGGCACCCCACGCCGTCAACTCCATGACTTCGAGTTCTCTTGTTGATAAATTCATAAGGCAATTGATTGTTTTGTGATTTGACGTTTCCAGAAATCAAGAGACATTGTTTTAATCTCCACCTGATCTCGCATGAATGCGCTATCGGGATTTCTACGGGCGACCCAAAGTGCATCCCTCAATCTTGCACTGGCCTTTTCAAAGACCGCGACTAATTCTTTAAGTCTTTCCATTGCTTCCATCTTAATCTCCAGTGTAATGAGCTGTTCTGTAATACTCCATAGCCCCACGAATGTAGGCTTCTGATCTATAATAAGCCTCTGATTGATTATCAATAGGCGGTACGTTTTCTGCTGCCTCGTTCAACATCATTTCAGCCTGCCATTTTGTTTTTTTCTCTTTGTCTGCTATGATTTGCTTTTCAACTTTCCAAGCTCTTTGGAGTGCTAATGAGAATGTTGGAAACAGAAAATTGTTGCTTTTGAAAATTCTCCAAGCCCTTGACATAACCGCTGATTTTGAAACTGATGTTTTCATAATGATTATTTTTAGTCATTGTTTTTTGTTACATTTGCCGTTACATTTGTAACACGATGCAAAGATATAGCATTGCTATGTGTTTTTGAAATTTGCAGCGTTAAATAAACAGCATTACTACGTTATTTTATTATAAATGGAGGCTACAACCGTAAAAGACAGGCTTATTCAATTTTTAAAATACAAGCACATTTCTCAGGCAAAATTCGCTTTATCAGTTGGATTATCCGGTGGTTTTGTGAATAGTATTAGAAAAAGCATTCTCCCTAACACCTTAAGCAGAATTGCTGTGCAATATCCTGATTTAAACACAGGATGGCTAATTACTGGAGAGGGTGGTATGCTAAAAGAATTGGAAGACTCGGCTCATGCGGTGTCCGATCTCCAATTTTTAAATATTCCATTCGTCCCCATCCATGCGCAAGCCGGCTATGGCCGAGGTTATGGTGATCTTGAATATATCAAGACATTGCCAACCTTTCCTGTGATAGTAGATAAGACCTATCGAGGCAAATACAGAGTGATAGAGGTAGAAGGTGATAGCATGGACGATGGAAGTCGCAATGCTCTTTGTGATGGGGATAAGATATTATGCAGAGAGGTAAAGCCGGATGATTGGAAATCTAAGCTGAATTATAAGGACTGGTTCTTCGTCATCGTCTACAAGAACGACGGAATCGTTGTCAAGCAGATCATAGATCATGACGTGGAAAACGGCATTATCAAATGCCACCCCCTCAATCCTATCTTCGACGATTTTGAAGTGAATCTACGGGATGTGGCAGAGCTATTCAATGTGATTAAGATTGTAGAGAGAAACGCAAGAATATAATATTTAGTACCTTAACCTCAAATCAATAGGAAGATGAAAAACAAAAACTATTGGCTTTTTGGAGCAAGTATCCTTCTTTTAATAATCTCCATAGCACTCAATATCAGTAGCTTTGTACTAACTAATGAAGCAATAGTTTTAGTTTTTGTTGGAATCCTTGCCACATTCATTGTAGTAGGAAACTATGCTCAAGTTGCTGAAATTAAAAAAGAATTTCAAGATAAAATCAAAGAAATAAATGACGGAAATAAAACAGAGAGAAACAAACTTAACGCAGAACTTCAAGATAAAACCAAAGAACTTCAAGACTTAAAAAATTCAGTACTTTACAATATTGGTGAAACATATCGGACTCTTTCGTATACCTCCATCAACGAGAATTTATGCAAATCATCAGTAGGTTATGCAATAAAAGGAGTTAATGCTTATGAACAAAGCCGTGATTTTAATGAACAAAAGTACAAAGAGTCATATAGTGAGGGACTATCTCAAATGATATTGTCTATTCTAAAGGACAAAACCAATTGGGAGAAAGAAAGTGATTTCGATAATAAAAGAATAGAAGAAGTGAAACAATTTCCAGATTATATACGAGAGAAATATCAAATAATAACTCTTCTTCAAAAATATGAAGAAAAAAAAAGCAAAAACACGGAAGAAATACCTCAGGCCGATCCAAGTTAAATGTGTGTAGATAGGTAAGGAATGATCTAAAAACTAATATTACTGAGTTATGAAAACACTTGAAATTTCAGCATTGATTGGAAATAAATATATTATTCCAGGTCATATTAATGATCAGAAAATTTACAGACGAACCTTTACATATTTAGAAACCAGAAAAGAAGAAAATGCTATAACAGTTTTCTTTGATGCAAACGAAGCCAACAGGCTTAAAGATTATTTCAATCGTATAGATCAAAGTAGAAAAGGCATGGGCTCCGACAGCTATTATTTGCATTTCCCATCCGACAATTCGTGGTTTGAATCTATAATTATAGAACAAGAAGCTGATCTCGCATTCACATTCAATATATCAGGTAAGAATGAAATTATTGGCGGGTCAGCAATTGATATTTAATCTAAGATAAACAAAGACATATCACATACTTGAAAGAAATATCGAAAAAGCCAATTATGGAACCTTTGAAAAATGTCACTCTCAATAGATGACCCAAATTATTTTTGAAGTATAGACCTTATAATTAAAGATATAGATTAGGCTAACTGGATACCTTCCGAAAAGATAATTCCAGTAAAACAATCTCAATTCAGTAGATATGATTAACTTTGCAAGAAGTTGTTTGATATGGATAGTAATACTAGATATATAGCTCGTTTAATGTTTCAAAATAAGATTTATTCTTATGATGGAACAGCATTTGAGACATTCTTTACCCAAATAATGCAGCGATATAATCCAGCATTTCGCCAAGTTAAACCTCAGGGTCAGTATGGAGATAGAAAGAATGATGGATTTGATTCGACTACTGGAACTTATTATCAAGTTTATGCTCCTGAAAACATTCTAGCAAAGGAAAAAGAAACAATAGAAAAGCTTGTTACAGATTTTAATGGGCTATATTCATATTGGCAAAGTTTAACCCCAATAAATACTTTTTATTATGTTGTTAATGACAAATATAAAGGAGCTTATGCGAGTTTATATGAGGAATTACAAAAAATAAGGAATCAATACTCAGATATAACAATAGACACTTTTCTTTCAAAGAACTTAGAAGATATTTTCATGAGTTTAGATGAAGATTCCATGACTCATGTTATAGGCATTATACCTGCTCCTGACAATACTGATGTTGAATATGGCGTTATGAATGATGTTGTGAATTATTTACTTGAAGTCAAAACTAATTCACTGCAAGAAATAATCCCTGCAAATCCTGATTTTATTCAAAAAATTACTTTCAACAACCTAAGTGATAATATTGCTCATTTTTTAAATTGCTATAGAATAAATGAATATGCAATATTTGATTTTTTTGAACTAAATAGTAAGTTCGCAAAAAATGAACTTAGAAATGTATTCAATGGCTTATACAATGAGGCATTGAAAGACATCTCTGATTCAGCGGATAAGAACGATCAAGTTTTTTTATATATTTACGAGAAAGCGTATCCTAAGCATTCAATCGCCATAGATTCAGCCATATTTACTTTAATGGCTTACTATTTTGAGTATTGTGATATTTTTGAAGCACCAACAATATGA